GAGCGTATGTATGGTGATGGAGATCATCATGCGCGCCAACGCGCAGCCACGGTACAAGGACAGGCCGGTGCGCCCGTTCCGTGCGGTGATCGTGCGCAACACAATTTCTCAGCTCAGAGATACGACCGAGGCCACGTTTTTTCAGTGGTGCCCGCCTGAGCTGGGCGAGTGGAAGGTGAGCGAGCACAACTACAAGGCCAGCTGGCCACACCCATCAGGCGATGGCACGACCGTCGAGCTTGAGGTGCTGTTTCGCGGGCTCGACACTCCAAAGGATCAGCGTCGTCTGCTATCACTCGAAGCAACGATTTTTTTTTCAACGAAAGTCGCGAGATCAATTGGGGAACGATTGACCTTTCTCAGTCGCGTGTTGGGCGCTTCCCACCTGCCAATTCGTGCGTAGAGCAGGGCTGGTTCGGCATCATCATGGACACCAACGGGCCCGACGAAGACTCGATGTTTTACAAGATATTCGAGGAGATGAAACCCGAAGGGTACAAGCTGTTCCGCCAACCATCTGGGCGTTCGCCCGAGGCTGAGAATGTCCACAACCTGGTTGAAAACTATTATCGCAGGCTTGTCCAGGGCAAAACGGCCGACTGGGTCAATGTCTATGTCGATGGAAACTATGGCTTCGTCACAGACGGGAAGCCTATCTATCCCGAATATAACGATCGCATTCACTGTTCAGAAACCATTGTGCCGTACATCGAGAATGAGCCTATCTACCTGGGAATGGACTTCGGTCTCACCCCTGCGTGTGTGTTCGTTCAAAGGCACGCAGGCACGTACTATTGCATCGATGAGGTGGTGACCGAATCAATGGGCGCTGTGGCGTTCATCAAGGAGGTCGCTCGGCGCCTGCGCAGTGAGTACAGCAGCAGTCCGGTCTCAGGCTGGGGCGATCCAGCTGGCGACCAGCGTAGCCCGATCCGCGAGAATGAAACCGTTTTCAAAATAATCAACCAGGCTGGTGTGCCTGTCGTTGCGAGCCCAGACGCGAGCAACGATCCCGTGCTCAGGCGCGAGGCCGTGAGCAAGCTGCTGGGCGCGCTCGGCTTCGCCGGTGTGCCGCGCCTGATCATCAGCCCCAAGTGCAAATTCCTGCGCAAAGGTATGCGTGGCGGGTTCTGCTACAAGCGCCTGCAGGTGGCCGGTGTTGAGCGGTATCGCGACACCCCAGATAAATCGATATACTCACATGTCTGTGAGGCCCTTGAGTATCTGATGGTAGGGTTGGGAGAAGGCTACAATTTGATTGAGTCCTCGGCCGGGGCCTCGCAATCAACACCGAAAGTTAGAGGGGCCCTGGGTTGAACAGAGCGCAACTGATCGACAGCTGGAAGATCAACTACGACACGATCAAGGAGCAGCTGATCGTGCAGGGCTCCACATCTGACAGCCTGGAATATAACCTGCTGGCATGTGAGGCGCTGTGTTTGCACGAGTGCATCCTGGCTCTCGTGGAGATGGATGGATAACGCTAAGCGGCTGGGCTACCAGGACGTGATCATGGGCCCGCTAGGCATGGTGTGCGGCATCCGGGTACACGGCAACGGTATGGCGCGCGTGCACATAGGCATCAAGGATCACACAACGCTGCGCAGCGTGAAGTTTGAGACGCACGAGAAGGCGGCAGACTGGCTGCGGTTCACGTTACACGATGGGATGGAGCTGTAAATGCCGGGCACTAAAACCTGGGAAGTCATCACCACCAACGATGAGCCCGACATCGATCGCACCACTTATGCGATGCAGGTGCCAGGCGGTGTGATTATCCGCCATGAGATGATGGTGGCGCTGCCCAGTGGCGCTGCAACTGAGAGCATGGCTTTTGTGCCGGGTGCCAAGCTGATCGAGTTTGCGCCAACACTGTGGGCGGTGTTCAGTGAACACCTGACATCCGTGCAGCCGAGGACATTACCGGCATGAAGCGCATCTACTCGAAGCGAGTGCCGCACTGGCGGTGGGAATACCGCGTAGGCCACGAGGATGCGATGCTCTGCGCGCTGCGCGAGCATGGCGTGAAGGTGCGCTTTGTCGGTGGCTTGGCTGAGCTGGTCACAGATGCTGGCAGCCTGGTGGCGCTACCTGGGCAGTTCATCGTGCTCGATGATGCCCGGCGCCTGTTGTCGGTATTGTCCTTTGAAACCTTCCATGAGAATTTCGAAGTATGAGCTTGTTTACGTTACTGGAGATTGTTGACGGCCACCAAGTCGAAGCGATGCAAGCACCATGCGGCGTGATCATCCGCGACACGATCATAGCGCCAGGTGGGCAGGCTTCCGTTGCGATGGTATTTATGCCGGAAGTGGAACTGGATCTGACCGGCGACCCTGAGATAAAACCAACAAGACCGGGAAGGCAGCCACATGGCACATGAAGATAAGTACACCGGCGCCCAGATTATCAAGACGTTTGAGCAGCTATGGACTCAGCGCAAGACAGTCGAGCAGATTTGGGATGTCATCGAGCGGTTCATCATGCCGTATCGAGGCCGATTTTTTAAGGAGATCCACAGCGAGCACGCGGTCGAGTGGCGCAAGCGCGAGGTGTACGACAGCACTGCGGTGATGGCTGCACAGTCCCTGGCCGCAAGCCTGCACGGCAGCCTGACAACGCCAGCCATCCGTTGGTTTGAGCTGCGCTTTCGTGATGCAGACTTGGCTAAGAACCAGGAAGCGCGCGAGTGGCTGGAGGATAGCGGGCAGCGTGTGTATGACGCGCTGCAGGACAGCAATTTCAACCTGGAAACAAACGAAACCTACCTGGATCTGGTGGGCTACGGTACCAGCGTGATCGTGGAAGAGGCGGGCAGCGATCCGACTGAAGCGTGGAAAGGCATCAACTTTATGAGTTTGCCACTCAAACAAGCATATTTTGAGCTGGATGAGAACGCCCAGATATATCGCTTGTTCCGCCTTTTGAACTGGCCTACCAGCCGCTACCTGGATAAATTCGGAGCGGAGAATTGCCCGGACATCATCGTAAAAAAACACGAACAAAACCCAGACGAAACCGTCGAAGTTATTTTCTGCATCTACCCCGTAGAAGCAAACAAAGATGCCGATACCGCTGGCGTACTCGCTGCGGAAGCACGCCCGTTCGCTTTCAAGTACGTTCTACGCGCAGACGGCGAAGCATTTGGCGGCCCGCAAGGTTCGGGCGGCTACTACGAGATGCCAGCCTTTGCGCCGCGCTGGCGCAAGACAAGCGAATCAGCATGGGGCAACAGTCCCGCGATGATCGCCCTGGCGGATGTGCTCACCTTGAACCAGGTGGTCGAGATGCGCATAAAAGCAATCGAGAAGCGCATCGACCCACCGCAAAAAGTCGAAGAACGAGCATTATTGACCGATCTCATGCTACAGGCCCGTGGGATAACCGTCTTACGCGACATCACCAAGTTAGCGCCTATCGACACTGGTGCCGACATAAACGCTGGCGAGATCGAAATCGCAGACTTGCGCGCTGCAATACGGTCATACTTCTTCGTCGACCAGCTTGAGCTGAAAGAATCCCCAGCCATGACGGCGACCGAAGTGCAGGTGCGGGCCGAGATGATGCAGCGGCTGTTGGGCCCGACGCTCGGGCGGCTGCAATCTGACTACCTGGATCTGATGATCCAGCGCACCTTCAACATCATGCTGCGGGCAGGCCAGTTGCAGGCGATACCCGAGGCGGTGGGTGATGCCAATTCGGCGATGGACATCGATTACATGGGCCCGCTATCCAGGGCCCAGAAGACCGATCGAGCTGCCAGCACCGAGCGATGGCTGATGAATCTGTTGTCTGTCTCTGAGGTGATCCCTGACGTGCTCGACGTGCCAGACCCGGACGCGATCGCTCGCGAGATCGCCAGCATGCTGAGCGTACCGGCCGGTATGCTGCGTGACGAGCAGCAGGTGATCGAGATACGCGAGGCACGCCAGGCGGCGCAGCAAGCGCAGCAGGAGGCGATGCAGGCACAGGAAGCGGGTGCAGGTATGGAAGCAATGGGCAAGGGCGAGCAGGCCCTGGATGTGGTGAGCGGATGAGCGTACTGGATAACCTGAAGCGAAAGTCTGAGATTGTCAGGGAATGCCTGCGAGCGCCTGGCGGCAAGGCGTTGCTGAAGGTGATGCACGAGGAGTTTGATCGGCCTGATCTGCGCGGCGCCACGGTCGAGGAAACCTATTACAACCTGGGCCGCCGCGATGCGCTGATCTACCTGGAACAGCTAAGGGATGCCGAGATTGGGTGAATACAAGCCATACCGGAAGAGTTCGACGCAGATGATGCGGCCCTTTGTGGCCGGTGAAGATATGTCCGGGGTGAGTGTGACGAAGGGGACACTTCCGCGAGTCGGCGGCATGATCGCCAAG